CCTCCAAAAACCTGGGACCGTTCGCGCGAGCCTGGGTGTGGTTTATTTCTAGGAGGGATGAACTATGGCGACCGAACTCACGAAAGAGGAAAAAATCAAAAAGGAGTTTAACCGGCTAAAGCGGATCTTTAAAAATCTGCCAAAGGACAAAAAGGATACCGCGATATCGTTAATCCGCAACGCTGCCTTTATGACCGTTACACTCGACGAACTGCAAGAAGCGATCAACCAAAACGGCGTGGTAAGCGAATATCAAAACGGGGCCAACCAATGGGGGACGAAGAAGTCCCCGGAGGTAGAAGTGTATAACACCATGATTAAAAATCACATGAATGTCATTAAACAACTTTGCGAACTCCTCCCGGATGAGAGCAAAAAGACCGTCCAGGATGATCTCATGAACTTTGTAAAGGGTGCCGCTAGGTAATGCAAAAACCTAATTTTATCCTGGAGTACTGGGAGAAGATCCAGGCCGGAGAGATCCAGGCAAGCCGGCGGATTAAACAGCAATACCAGAAACTCGTCGATGATATCCTTAACCCTAAAGAGCCTTGGGTGTTTGATCTTGAGAAGGCAAACAGACCGATCGAGTTTATCGAGCGCTTCTGTAAGCACTCTAAGGGGAAATGGATCGGGAAGCCGGTTAAGCTGGAGCTCTTCCAAAAAGCGAAGATACAGGCCGTTTACGGGTTCGTCCACCAGGAGACGGGTCTCCGGCGCTACCGGGAGGTTTTTACACTGGTTGGCCGAAAAAACGGCAAGTCTACAGAAAAGGCAGCGACGGGCCTCTATATGTTGGTTGGGGATGGCGAAGGCGGGAGCGAGGTTTACTCCGTCGCGACGAAGAAAGACCAGGCGCGCTTAGTCTTTACTGAAGCCGTGAACATGGTCAGCCAATCCGCGGATCTTTCCCGACACTTGAGGAAACGCAAGTCTGATCTTTATTTCCCCGTAACCTTTTCTAAATTTGAGCCGCTAGCTAGCGATTCAAACAGCCTGGACGGGCTGAACGTTCACCATGGGATTATTGATGAGCTTCATGCGATCAAAGACAGGAACCTTTACGACGTTATTAAACAAGCGATGAGCGCTAGGGAACAGCCGATCTTAGACATTATTACGACTGCCGGGTTTGTTAGAGAAGGCATTTTCGATAATCTGTATAACTACGCTTGCGATGTTCTGGATGGTGTGGTCGAGGACAGCCGGTTCCTGGCGTTCCTTTATGAGCTAGATGACCGCTCCGAGTGGACAGATTTCCGGATGTGGGAGAAAGCTAATCCGGGGCTTGGGACGATCAAAGACTATAACGAGTTAGCGGCAAACGTGGAGCGGGCTAAAAACGATCCCGATTTTCTGCCGACCGTGCTTACGAAGGACTTTAATATCCGGGAGACGGCAGCCGGGACTTGGTTAACGTTTGAGCAAGTGAATAACGAGGCGACGTTTGATCTGGAGGATCTCCGGGGATCCTACGCAGTCGGCGGGGCGGATCTTTCTAGCACGACGGACTTAACCGCAGCGACGTTACTCGTGATGAAGCCGGGCAGCGATATTAAGTATGCAATCCAGCAGTACTTTTTACCGGGGGAAGTGCTCGATCAGCGCGTACGGGAGGATAAGATCCCGTATGATAAGTGGGCTGACCGGGGACTCCTGACGCTTTGTGCTGGGAATAAGGTTAATTATAGCGATGTAACCGCTTGGTTTGTGAAGATGATGGAAGAGTATCAGATCTATCCCGTCTGGATTGGATATGATCCGTGGAACTCAAGATATTGGATCGATGAGATGGAGGCCAAAGGCTTCCGGATGGAGATCGTTCGGCAAGGGGCGCAGACATTGAGCCAACCCATGAAAGAGATGGGCGCTGATCTGGCCGCGAAGCGGATTAACTATAACAATAATCCTATTTTAAAATGGTGCTTAACAAACACGGCTGTTAAGCGGGACGACAATGATAACATTCGTCCAGTCAAAGGACAAAACCAGAGACAGCGCATAGACGGCGCTGTTTCTCTATTAATCGCTTATACCGTGCTCTTTAACCACATGGATGATTACCGGGCGCTCATTTAAGGGGGTGATGGGACTGGCTGAAAAAAGATCTCTATTTCAGCTAATATTTGGGCGGCGGCCGCGGCAAGAGCAGCAGATTCAGACTCAGTTACAGATGTTGAACGGATACGCTCCTATATTCTCCGCGTTCTCCGGGGAGGCTTACGACAGCGATGTCGTTCGCTCAGCTGTGGACGCGATCGCGCGGAACGCGGCAAAACTCAAGCCGAAGCATATCCGGAGGACAGAGAACGGCGTTGAGCCGGTAAACTCGGATATCGAAAAGCTGCTTAGCTTACGACCGAATCCGTACATGGACGCTTACACGTTCTTATATAAGATCGTGACGCAGCTCTATTTACAAAATAATGCTTTTGTTTTTATCGATATTGATCGGGTTTCGAGGAAAATCAAAGGATTTTATCCGGTAAATGCCGCGACTACGGAGTTTTTGGAATACGATGGCGCGATTTACGCTAAATTTCACTTCTTGGGCGGGCAGCAGGTTGTTTTGCCGTATGAGGATCTGATCCATCTCCGGCGCTTCTTCTATAAAAATGATCTGTATGGGGAGCCGTCGGATAAGGCGCTTAATCCGGTGCTGGACGTGCTCAAAACAACCGATGAGGGGCTAGCTAACGCGATAAAATCCTCCGCTTATCTCCGGGGGATCCTCAAGTTTACGACTATGCTCAAGCCGGACGACATGAAATTGCAGCGCGATCTTTTCGTTAAGGACTACCTCAATATTACTAATAACGGCGGGATAGCCGCGACGGACGCAAAGGCCGACTATATTCCGTTAGACAATGAGCCGAAAGTCGCAAACGCAGACCAGATGAAGATCATTAGGGATAAGATCTATAACTATTTTGGTGTGAACGAGAAGATTATCCGCTCAGACTACACAGAGTATGAGTGGAACGCGTTTTATGAGTCGACGATTGAGCCATTAGCTGTCCAGATGGGCTTAGAGTTTACCGCTAAGATCTTTACTGAGGCTGAGATCAATCGCGGGAACGAGATCATATTTGAGTCCAACCGGTTGCAGTATGCAAGTATGACGACCAAATTAAACCTGTTGCAAATGGTTGACCGGGGCGCTTTAACTCCGAACGAATGGCGGGCCGCGTTGAACCTGCCGCCAATCGAAGGCGGAGACGTTCCCATCAGACGGTTGGATACCGCAGAGGTTAAAATGATCGACAGTCCAGGGGGTGATGAAGAGGATGAAAATCAAGAAGGAACACAGGATGATGGAGATCCGGGCGGTGGATCCGGGGACGACCGAGAATGACGAGATGATCGTCGAGGGGTACGCTATACGATTTAATGAGCCTGCTATCTTCCACATTGGGGGAGAAGAGTACCGAGAGGTTATCGATCGGAGAGCCCTAGATCATGCCGATCTGTCGGATGTACCGTTCAAATACAACCATAGTGATAACGTGATGATCATGGCCAGGACGCGGAATAAGACGCTAGAGCTGATTAAAGACGATAAGGGTCTTTTTATCCGGGCTAAATTAGCCAATACGACCGCGGGCCGCGATCTGTATACGCTCATCAAGCGGGGAGACATAGATAAGATGTCTTTCGCCTTTACTGTGGACTATGAAAACGACGGCGATCATTATGACAGGAAAACGAGAACGCGCACCATTAAGCGCATTAAGAAGATCTGGGATGTGGCCGCAGTGGATACTCCGGCTTATGATACAACATCCATAACAGCGCGCAGCTTCTTTGAACTGGAGAGGGAGAAGGAGCTTAAGGCCCTGGAGAGGGAAGCGCGACGCAAAAAACTATTACTTATGACTTATCTATAAGGAGGTTATTAACGATGAAATTCACTAAACGTTTACAAGAAATTGAAGCTAGAAAGCAAGAGATTCGCGCTTTGTTGGAAAGTGAAGAGCAGGAGGATGTAGATCTGGACGAGCTGGAGCAAGAGCTTCGCGCTTTGGATGAGGAAAAAGAGAAGCTGGAAAAGCGGGCTAAGATTGCCGCCAGTATCCAGTCTGGAGCTCTAGACGCGACTCCGCTCATCAAACCTCAAACCGAGGAGCGCTCTTTCGAGGGAATGGAGCGGGATGAGATCTTGTCTACTCCTGAGTATCGCTCCGGGTACTTAAAACGCTTGCAAGGCAAGCCTTTGACC